ATACCTTCGATCTATTAACGGATTATAGGACAGGCAAGTTTACCGCCGATAAGACTACCCTCTTATGGGCGGTTCAAGAAAATAAAATACTTACGTCTTAAAAACTAATCTTTTCAAGACGTTTAAAAACAAAGGACTAACATGGGATTAACAGCAGAACAACAGCACGTAATGCACTGTATGCTTACAGGTAGACAAGGAGGAAGGCTTATCTGCTTTGGATCAGCGGGTACAGGTAAGTCGTATCTGATAAGAGAAATCATGAACACATTCGGTAGTACTATCCTGGCTGCACCTACAGGCAGAGCAGCTACGATCATCGGGGGTAGTACTATTCACAAGCTATTCGGGATACCATCAACTGATCCTATCAATCCTAACTTCGAAGATAATCCAGTACACAGGCAAAGATTCAAAGATCCAGCTTGCAGGTATTTCGGAGGCGGTAGGAAGGAAGTACTTCAGAAGTGCTCATGGATTGTACTAGATGAGATCGGTATGGTACGATGTGATCACCTTGACTTCATCGAAGCAGCGTTACGTAAAGCTCGTGGATCGTTCGAGCCTTTCGGTGGAGCTAAGATACTTTGCGTCGGTGACATAGGACAGCTACCTCCAGTAGCTCAGGGTAAAGATGCAGTCATCTTGAATGGGTACGGTTACGATGCTCCTTTCGGATTGATGCAGAGCAAATCTATCAATAAAGACTTCCACCACACTAGTCTTACTAAAGTTATTCGACAAGAGAATCCTATCGAGGCTAACATTCTGAATCGAGTTCGCGTAGGTGAACAGACTAAAATTGATATCGACTATTTGAATACACGTGTGCAATCTCCTGATAGTAAGGCAGTTATACTGACTCCTCTCAGAAGGATACGTGACAAGATCAATAAATTAAAACTCAGTGAGATAAAAGGTACACTGCTTTGCTTCTCCGCAACACGCACTGGATCTTACAGGAAGAAGGAAGACAAGGATCTGCCCATAGAAGAGAACATACACCTGAAGGAGAACTGTCGGGTAGTGATCAAGGCGAACATGACGTACAAGATCATGGGAGTGATGCAGCGTTTAGTGAACGGAGATACTGGGATCTTCTACGGTCTTGATAAGAAAGGCCGCATGATTATTCACAGGGATTCCGATAACAGTATAGTTTACCTGAAGCCTAAGAAATACGAAGACAGCAAGCCCAAGATCAAGGTGCAGGATGGAGAAGAAAAGGTTGTAGACGAGAGCAAGGGACAGTACATCCAGTACCCTATCCAGCTAGGTTACAGCATGACTATCCACGCATCGCAAGGCAGTACCCTCAACAAGGTACACCTGCAAATGCCAAGGCAATCTTCAATGGCCCCTGGCCTAACTTACACAGCACTCAGTAGAATCAAATCGTTTAACGACTTGACATTATCAAGGAAGTTAAGACACTACGATATATGGAGCGAGGTCACGGCCTCAATCCAGCAGCAACAGTACGAGTTTAATTACTAGTACACAAAAGACAGTTCACCATCACAACAAAAACAAGAAATCAATAAACACATGAGAAAAACACGATACTACAGTAAGAAATTTGACGGAGTTTTCTTCGCTAAATGCGCTAAAGATGATTCAGATCCTACGGTACAGGACGGTCGGATCGAACGCCCTTGGAAACGAGGTAAGGATGAAGGCATCCACGTTGGCTGGGAGTCTAAGACTATCAGAGGATTCATCGAGTCGATGTATATACAGAAGTTCGATTCAGGAGATACCCAGATCTGCGTAGGGGTACAAACTGAAGACGGAGTTGACGTTCTTCAGATGCCGCTGCTTAACAAGTGGAACTCGATGAACGATGACGTTGTTACAATCGCCATGCGGCATGACGCCATCCAATTAGAGTTCCCTGTAGAGTTCTCTATCTACGTGGGTAACGCGAAGCCAACTGGTTACAGACCTTGCTACCTTAACATTAAGCAATCTAACAAACCTGTATGGCAAACGTACAAGAAGACAGACAAGTTCAGCTACGAGGGAGTCCCTGATGTAGTTAAGGAAGAAGGCATTGCTGGCACTGAGTACAACTCTAAGGCTCGTGATAAGTTCCTGAAGGAAAGGCTTGATGAGCTTATCGCTAACGTGGACTCATTGAACAAAAAGGCAGAACGCCCTAGCACTCCAGCGGAAGAAGCTAAAAGTATCTCTGCTACAGCTAGTGTTGCTGACTCTAACGACGAGGACGATTTCGAATGGTAGCCATGAGTACACCTAAATGGATTCAGGGCAAGGTTATAGCCCAGATATACAAAGATGGAGCCAACAAGTTCAAGCTTGAGCGCAAGGATGGCAGTACCTTTGGTCTAATGTACAAGGGTTCTCGCATGAGCAATTGCGAAATAGGATCTGAGCTTGTGGCAACTGATGCTGTAGTCTACAAGGACGGTAAGGTTAAGGTGTACAGCACTGAGCAACCTCCTAAGATCAAGCTTAAAGAAGAAACTCACACGTANGTAAACAGAGAGGGCGAAGTACAAAANGCTCCAATGGTACGTGAGATTAGTACAGAGGAACTNATCCTATCTGGGATTGAGTTAATGCTGGTGAACACCTTAGACAAGGAGTTACCAGAGGTAAGAATCTTAATGCAAGAGCTAGCATTCCAACGCATTTCTGGTTAGTGTTATTGTTATGTCTGTAGTTTTAGCCATCGGGGATTTGCATGAACCTTTCTGCTTAGATAAGTATCTAAGGTTCTGCAAGAACGTAGATCGTAAAGCTGATTGCAACAAAGTTGTATTCATCGGTGATGTCATCGATAACCATTACAGCAGCTACCACGAGACCGACCCCGATGGCTATTCTGCTGGCGAGGAACTAGACAGGGCTATACAAAGGATAGGTAAGTGGTACAGGGCTTTCCCCGATGCTTACGTATGTATAGGTAATCACGATAGGCTGGTACACAGGAAGGCTTACACAGCAGGAATCTCTAAGCGGTGGGTACGAGAGTACAACGAAGTGCTTGAGGCTCCTGGCTGGAACTTTGTTGAGAGCGTAACTATTGACGGTGTAGTGTACTGTCATGGAGACGGCAAGAAAGCGATCCAAAGAGCGAAGCAAGATATGCAATCGGTTGTCCAGGGACACTACCACTCTGAGTGCTACGTTCAGTGGCATACAGGAGCTAAGTGTAAAGTGTTCGGTATGCAGCTAGGATCTGGGATAGACAAAGACAGTTACGCTATGGCTTACGGGAAGTACGGGCCTCATCCAGCTATAGGATGTGGAGCTGTACAACATGGTAAGGTAGCTACAAGTTATTTAATGGATTTATGAAAAAAGAAACATTCGAAGAATTTACAGAGGATCTGTACAAAGATCTGATTCAACTCCTTAAGGACAAGAACAACGATTACACAGCAGGAAGCAGTAGTGCTTTCGCTAACTTCGACGCATCTAGGGATTACGGAGTGCCTCCTCTGGTTGGCCTGTGTGTCCGTATGGGAGACAAGGTAAAGAGAGTTCAGACGTTCTGTAAGAACAAGACACTTGCAGTAGAGGGCGAGTACGTACAGGATGCTTTCAAAGATATTATAGGTTACTGCACGATAGCATTAGCCATGATCGAAGATAAAAGAGAAGAAAACGAAATCAATTACCCTTAAATACAATGAAAGAAACCTGCGAAATATGTAATAACAATTACGTCTTAACATTTAAGACTCCTCATACAACCTGTACTGTATCATGTAACACCAGCGATATGATGCTTCATGAGGTCTTACAAGATCTTGTTCTTCCTGCTGTTCAGGGAGTTGGATTCCAAGTAAGCCCAGGTTACCTGGACGTTTGCTACCACGAGGAAAACAGCGATACATTTTAATGATAGCAGAGGATTACAGAGGTATAGCTTTACAGGTAAAGGAGATGCTTTCTTCCGATTCTGGGTACGTAAAGGAGAGTGCAGCACCTATGATTGGCGGCGGTTTTACTGGCGATCTTATGCCAGTAGGATACGAGGTATTTCCAGTAAGACAAATTTGCAAAACCAATCTAGGGAAAACCTTAATGGATGAACGCACGTTTTTCGTAAAGAGGGTTATAGAAATAGATGAAGAGAATGATATGATTGCTTACGTTGAGTCAGCACTTCAGCCTATTGAGTACACTAGAGTTCTTGAAGCATGGGCATCAGGATTTATTGTACAGCAAATAGATGCTCTATAAAATCCCGTAAATATAGTTCACAGAAAATAATGTCTATGAAGCACATAAGCGTAGAAGATTCCGTTGTAATGGATATGCTGCTTGTTGATGCACAGTACGCACAGAAGCAGGTGGATGCTAACGTACAAGCATTAGTTAAGGAGATTGGTGCAGATGCTAACGGATTTGAACACGAGGTGATAGATCAAGCTGTGTTGAACAAGGAAAGTTTGAATTGGATAATCACCCAGATCAAGGAGTGGGAAGATTACCAATCAAGTTTTTAAGTAATGATCGAGCTAAGTGTAACAGAGTGCCAACGTGAAAAGGCCAAGAAATTAGCCAAAGAAATGGGTTCGCTTAAACACTCTATGCTTAGGGGAGGAGGAAACATCAGGGGGTTTCTGGCAGAGATTGTTTACGCTGATAAGTTCGGTTTAGAAATTGCGCACACGTACAACTACGACCTTCTGACAAAGAAGGGGAAACGAGTAGACGTGAAAAGCAAGGGAGGATGGCAGATTCCACAACCGCATCACTGGGTAGCGGTTGAAAAAAGATTTGAACAAGACTGTGATTTTTATGTATTTACCAGGGTTAGGAAAGACCTAGGTTTGGTTTGGTTACTGGGATGGATGCCTACCTTAGAGTTCAGGAAGTCAGCTATTCACTTTCCCCCAGGCACACCAGATCCAGATGACCCATCGTTCAGGAACAAGTTAGACAATCTTCAAATGAGGAATAAAGACCTCAGGCAATTCAGTGAAAAAACTTAAGCAATCCGAGATCAAACCATTCAGGGAAAAGATGCTAAAAGCACAGGGAGGACAAGACCCAATCACTGGATTACAGATTACCGATGCAGTCCTTGATCACGATCATGCCTCAGGAGCCATCAGATGCGTTCTACAGCGTGAAGTCAATGCGTTTGAGGGCAAGGTATGGAATGCTT